TACAAACACAATAGCCGCTGACGGCCAAGGTGTTATAATGGATCGCACTGCACTTCTTAACGAAATTCTAGGCAAAAAAGCATAAATATAATACAGGATGATTACATAAAATGAAAAGTTTAGCACAGTATTTAACAGAGAGCGAGAACACTTATAACTTTAGAATTAAGATCGCTAATATGATCGAAGACGAAGTTATGGATAGGTTAGAAACTGCTCTTGAAAAATATGATATGAAGAGCCTTAGCAAGCCTAAGAAAACTCCTATCCAAGAACACCCAATGGATTTCCAGACATTATCAAATGCTGAAGTTTACATCATGGATGCAGAGCTACAGTATCCTGCAACAGCGTATCAGTTATACGAATACATTAGCCAGACAGTGGGCATTCCTGCTAATCAGCTAGTTGTAATCAACAAGGATCATCCAGAAGAAATTGCACGTGAAGAAGCACTCAAAGAAGAGGGTGACGAATATGTTACTAAACTTGATGATGCTGAATACACAGATGCTACAAAACATGATGTTGCCAAAGTGTTCGGAGATGAATACAATGCTAACATGTTAAAAGAACTTGAAACTCGCAAATACGAGTTTGCTAAAAAGGATTAATACAATGCACATGATTGATGTAATGAAAAAGTTGCAAGAGATTGCAGAAGATGGTTACGATAACGAAGACATCCAGCGTGGTATTGATGCTGCTGGCAAACACACAGTTGCAGAAGCTCAAAGCCCAGCTCAAAAAGCTGCCTTCCAGAAAATGTTGGATGCTAAAAAAGGTGATAAACCTGAAGCAGAAGATGATGAAGAAGAAGCTGTTAAAGAAGACGCTGATGACGGTGTTGAAGAAGTTCATGAAGATGAAGTAGTTGACGAAACTGTTGAAGCAGTCGAGGAAGGTAGCCTTAATAAAGATGGAAGCTACCAAACATCCGATGACGAAGCAAATGAGTTTGACGACGAAGATGACGACAGCGAAGAGGTTGCTACAGAGACTGTAGAAGTTCCAGTTAACGAACTAGCAGAACTCATGCAGTTAGCCGGCTATACTGACTATGCAGAAAAAATTGAAGAATATGCTAACGAGCCAGAAGAAGATTACATGGATGCTGAAGAGCAACTTATTGGTCTTAGCGGCGGATTAAACGGTCCTAAAAAGATGTATGCTGCCGCAGCAGGCGGTGACAATCCCATGGACCAAGAGCCAAGAGAAGTTACTGAATCTACATTTGAAAGCTTCTACAAGAAGTATGATAAATTTGTTGCAGAACTAACCGAGTCTGAACAAGACAAGTAAGTATTATTGAGAGAGGGTAGATTCACAAGGTCTCCCTCTTTTTTTATGAAATATTAACCGAGGGGACATGCTATGAAAAATATTGTAAATTGGGTTAAGAAAAGAATATCCGAAAGAACTAGCTGGGACGGCAGTGTATTAATCGCAGTCTGTGTTCTAGCACTAATTGCAAGCCCAATTATTAAATGGGTAGCGTATGCTGGTCTTGTATACGGATTTTTTACTATTGTTAAACAAGAAGACTAAATTGTAGCCTACATAAGTATTACTATGAAGGATGAGTACACTCAAGCATTTACGAGAGTAGTTCAGCAGACCGTTGTTGAGACAGGGTACAGTATGCCCAACGATGTAGAAACTTATATTATCGCACTACTATCAGACCATGTTGAAAAACCAAATTTTTTACCTCAAACTAGTTTTGCGGAAGCGTATCTAGGGCTAACAGACAAATCAAGTTATTCAGCTAAAGAACTTGGTGACACCTGTCTAATACTAAGTGGGGTATTTCCTGACTATGGAAGTAAATTTGGTTTAAATGAGAGTTACTACAAGGACATTGGCAAAACTAGTTATGAACAAGCTAGCCGCATTCTAAACAGAGAACTATTTTATATGTTATATTTGCATTTTGATTTTATTAGTAAATTTATTAATTTAACTACTTCAAAACCGGATGCTCCTATAATCATAGGAGGCAGAAATGTCAATTAGTCTAGACGGAGTCCTAGTTAAAAAGGGCCACCAACAAGAAACTTTTACTAGAGAACAGTTACAAGAATTTGCAGCCTGCGCCCATCCTGAAACTGGGCCCATGTATTTTACTTCAAACTATTTTAATATTCAGCACCCTACTAAAGGCAAGTTACTATACAAAGCCTACGAGTATCAGCAAAAACTACTCCACACATATCATAACTATCGCTTTAATATTAACATGCTGCCCAGACAAACTGGCAAGACTACGACAGCGGCTGGTTATCTACTGTGGCGTGGCATGTTTATTCCAGACAGTATTATTCTTATTGCTGCACACAAATACTCAGGTGCGCAAGAAATCATGCAGCGTATACGCTATGCTTATGAACTATGTCCTAATCATATTAGAGCAGGCGTAACAAGTTATAACAAAGGCAGCATAGAGTTTGACAATGGATCACGTATTATTGCACAAGCAACAACAGAAAACACTGGTCGTGGTTTAAGTATTTCATTGCTATACAGCGATGAGTTTGCGTTTGTTCGCCCTACCATTGCTAAAGAATTCTGGACCAGTATTTCGCCTACGCTAGCAACTGGTGGTAGTGCTATCCTTACTAGCACACCAAACAGTGACGAAGATCAGTTTGCTCTTATCTGGAGAGATGCTAACAAGTGTTTTGATTCACACGGAAACGAAACAGATGTAGGAATTAATGGATTTAAATCTTACCGTAGTTACTGGTGGGACCATCCTGATCGTGACGAGAAGTGGAAAGAAGAAGAACTAGGACGCATTGGCGAAGAACGATTCCGTCGTGAACATGGGTGTGAATTTATCATCAACGATGAAACACTCATTGATAGTCTAGTGTTAACAAACATGCTAGGTGCTGATCCTATTATTAAACAAGGCACCGTCAGATGGTATCAAAAGCCCAAAAAGGGTATGACATACATAGTAGCCTTGGATCCTAGTCTAGGAACAGGCGGAGATCCTGCTGCTATACAAGTATATGAAGCACCTAGTATGATACAGGTTGCAGAATGGCGTCATAATAAAACTCCTATCCCTGAGCAAATTAGAATATTGCACGGTATATGTAATTTTATAGCAGAAGAGACCAGTGACAATAACAGTGTTTACTACAGTGTGGAAAACAACACTATTGGAGAAGCAGCACTAATATGCATTGCTGAGGTAGGTGAAGAGAACATTCCGGGTATTTTCCTCAGTGAAAGCAAGAGCCACGGTAACAGTAGACGATTTAGAAAAGGGTTTAACACCACACAACGAAGCAAGCTCACAGCATGCAGTAAGTTGAAAACTCTAGTAGAATCTAGTAGATTAACAGTTAATAGTAAGTTACTGGTTAGTGAACTTAAAAACTTTATTGCCAGTGGTGGTAGTTATGCAGCAAAGATTGGCGAAACAGACGATCTTGTTATGAGCACAGTACTTGCCCTGCGTATGGCTGCTGAACTTAAAAATTACCTGCCTGAAATAGACGATTACATGCGTGATTCAAGTGATTCTGAAATCGCACCAATGCCCTTCGTAATGCTCTGAAAGTAATAAATACATGATAATGGATACAACCGCACAAGATTTATTTGACAAACTAAAAGGTCAGTTTAAGAACCTTACACTAGGTAGAGAAGACGGCACCCGTACTCTTATCCCTGGCGAAGCTGCGTTCTTTGAGTTTGACTATCATGATGATAAAAGTAAACTAGGAAGCGTAGTAGTTAGCCTGGTTGACGAAGGCAGTCTTAAAGTTTACTTTGCCGATAATATCATGGATGATGCTGGCTCAGAAGTTAAAGATCACTGGTATAGTTTTCTCAGAGGTCTAAGAAAGTTCTCAACACAGAACATGATTAACTACGAAGCAAAGAATATATCCAAACAGCGGTTAGATAAAGGCGACTTTACGTATCTAGCAAAACAGAATAAAACAGAGGAAGAGCTAACCATGGAAAGCAAATTATATGGTGGTAAGCAGAGAAGTTACCAGGACTTAAATGGTGCTAAACTAATTATCCAACATCATAACAATGTAGACGAAGACAAGATGGGTTCACGAAGTAGAAACGTCCGTGCCGTTTATATTGAAAACAGTGATGGAGAAAGATTTAAATTTGAAAACAATTACTTACCGGGTGCTAGAGCAATGGCTCGCCACGTAAGTAACGGTGGTTATCCTAGAGATGAGTTTGGTACTCATATTTCAGAGATTATGGCAGAGATGACCGAACTTCGTAGTTTTGTCCGTGGTGTTAAGGGCAAAGATGATTATGTAAACGAAGATGCTAAAGATATTATTGAAAAAGCAACTGGACGTTATTATGGGCTTAAAAGCACATTAGAGTCAGTTAGCAAACAGCGTGGATACAAAGATTATTTTGAGAACTACGAACCAACTAACTTTGAAGTTAGCGAGGACGATATTAATGATCTAAAACAGAAACTTACAAGAGAAGTTTTTGATAGTAAATTGGAGAACAGCCTTGGTGCTGTGAGTAAAGCAATGAAACACAGTACACAACTACAAGAAAAGAAAAGCGGCGACTTTTATGACTGGGACGACTGGTTAAGATCAGCAAAGCAAAACGGTGCTGAGATTGAGGGCGATATTAGTAGTGCTGTTGCTATAGTTAATGGCAAAGAGATTGGTGAATGGAACCAGGACGAACAAGACGTTACTGGTGACAAAATTGCTAGTAGATTTAAGAAGCCAGGATATGGTGAGCTTAACGTAGACGACGGTGATCGATCTGACACAGGGGAGCGAGAGTTTATCGTTCCTGGTGATTTACAGCTAAGAGGCGAGCCTACTATTGATGCAATGCAGTACAAGGATTCACCAAATTTATTAAATCTAATCTTAACAGATATTGCTAGTCGTGCAGTAGACGATGAGTCTGCTAACTTCGCCGCTAAAATGGCAGAGAAAATTGGCAGTGTTGGTAGTACATTCGGACAAGATCCCAAGGATCCAGCATACCAAGCAGACAAGAAAAAATCTGTTGCCCTTGCCAAGATGTACATCGCTCAAATGAAGAAAAAAGACGAGAGCGTTGAAGAAGACGAAGCACCATTTGAAAAGACAACTAAAACGGATCCTTTTGATGCATATGCAGAAAGCATGGATCGTATAGCTGAAGGTGACATGGAAGACCTCATGAAAAAAGGTCTTAAGGATTTTGCTAGCAAGCAAAAAGACAAAGATTATGGCAAGTTTTCTGGAACACAAGACGAAATTAAAAAGCAGTATAAAGCTCATAAAAAGAAGCATGACAAGATTGGCATTGGTGAAGTCGAAGATGGTATGGTAAGTGAGGCATACATCAACACACCTAAAGATGCAATTGACACACTGGGCAACCTGCGTAAGATAGGCAAAAGCATTGAAACTGGCCAAGGTATAGATGATAATCTAGCCAACATGTACGCAAACGATGTAAACGATGTTGTAAGTTGGTTGGACAACAATGCTGATACGAATAATCCTAAATACAAGCAAATCGTAGCACCAGTAATGGAACTACTCAAAAAAGCAAAAGGCATGGAGCGTAAACCAGGCTCAGGAAAAGATGCACAATTTGGTAATGAAATTGTAAACACACTATATCCGCTAATGCAATGGATTGAGATGAATGTAGAAGTCGAAGTAAAAGAAGCTGCAAAACCAGACTTCCTAGACCTTGACGGTGATGGCGATAAAGAAGAGCCAATGAAGAAGGCTGTCAAGGACAAGAAAAAAGTTGAAGAAGCAGAAGGTGAAACAATCCATGCTTGGTGGGAAACGGAAAAAGGTCCCGGCGGCATGGGAGGTCAGGCACTACGTTACTTTAAAAAGAATGAAGATTATGATCCTGATGCTGAAGGATTAAGGAACGGCCCTTATTTTACACCAAGTCTTGATTGGTGGACGAGTGTTGAAGACTTTGAACAAGGCAAGCAAGGCTTTAGCAACAAAACTAAAGACGATGCAGAAGGTTGGGAAATACACGATCGCAAATCAGACGCATTAGCCGCTATCAAAGGTACCGACGAAGGCACAGTTGAAGAAGGAAACTTCGATAGCTTTGAAAGTCCTAAGGCAGGGTTAGAAGAAGATGACATGGCATGGCTTAGAAAAGCAGCAGGCATTGGATCAGGTGCTAGGAGTAACCACGGAATTCGCGAAGGCGAAGAAGGTTACCAAACTACACCAAGAAGTTTAGTAGCTCGTGAGATGAGAAAACTCCAGGATATTGCTATTAAAGACTGAGAGCCCGCGATTTTTTAATTGAGGGTCAGGTTGAACCTGAACACATTAATCACGCAAAAAACCGTGCAAAGAAAGCCGGCCGGCTCTGCAGAGAACTTGGCAGTGGATTAATACTATATCGTGGTATGAACACACGCGGCATGGGACGTTACGGTATGTTAACTAAAATGACCCCTCGAGAGACACAGTTTAGAACATACGGAGCACAGCCTTCTCAAAATAGAATTCTTGAGCATTTTGATATGAAAAATCCTGTGTTCTGCTACAATCAACCTCGTTCATCTATCTTTGGTCCACTAGGGATTGTTATTCCAGAACGTCCGTTCAGAGCTATTTGGAGTGACGTAGTTCTTGATATGGGCGGCGAAAGCGCAAAGTTTTTTCAGGGGATTGACCTTGAGAATTCAGAACAAGTAGCAGCAAAGATTGACGAAGCATATAACGTATCTGACAAGCAATTGCCTCAAAAGCATGACGGCGAAGTTGTTGTTAATTGTGATCACTACTATTATATGCACGCAGAGACATTTGTTAAATCAGTCTTAGGTAAGAATCGAGCAGAAAAATACAGTCGTGAATACACTGATCGCAGTGGATTGAAACAGAAGCATCTTGATCTTACTAAAATGTCCGAAGATATCAAAACGTATAAAGACCTTGCTTGGTGGTTTGAAGAGCGCCTATATGGTTATCTAGAATGGGTTGAGAAACAGTATTACAGCGATCCAAGAGACGTTGAACGCCAGCGTAATATGCGTAAGCAAGATGCTGAAAACAAAAAGAAAGCAGCCCAACTAGATCTAGACGGTGATGGCGATAAAATTGAATATAAACCAAATGTTCAATCTGATAATTTAAATGAAGCACCAAAAGATTAATAATAAAAACATAAGTTAAACTTAAAGGGGGGCATTTATTGCTCCTCTTTTTTTGTGAAAAATATCACAAAAATTACAAATAAAATATTGACTAGATAAATAGAATAACATATACTGTAAGAGTTAATACAGTATGTGAATGGCACATACAATAGGCACATAGGCAAAATATAGGAGATATAGGCATTATGGCATCACTAGCAGAAATCCGTGCGAAACTTAAAGCACAAGAAACACGTTCCGAACGAGGAACAAGCGGCGGCGACAACGCAATTTACCCACATTGGAATATCCCAGAAGGCAGTACTGCGGTACTACGTTTTCTTCCGGATGCAGATCCTAACAACACATTCTTTTGGATGGAACGTTTAATGATTAAACTTCCTTTCGCAGGGGTCAAGGGTGACATGAACAGCAAGCCTGTAGTAGTACAGGTACCATGTGTTGAAATGTGGAATGAAACTTGCCCAGTACTCAGCGAAGTACGTGGCTGGTTTAAAGACAAAAGTCTTGAAGACATGGGCCGCAAGTATTGGAAGAAGAAGAGTTATATCTTCCAGGGCTTCGTTACAGAAAACCCATTGGTGGATGACTCAAGTCCAGAAAATCCAATCCGGCGTTTTGTTATCTCGCCAAGTATCTTTAACTTGGTAAAAGATGCATTAATGGATCCAGATATCCAAGAAATGCCTACAGACTACACACAAGGTTTGGACTTCCGTGTAACTAAAACTACTAAAGGTCAGTATGCAGACTACAGCACAAGTAAGTGGTCTCGTAAGGAAACCGCTCTAACTGAGACTCAAATGGCAGCGGTTGATAGTTTTGGATTACATAATCTAAATGACTTCCTTCCTAAGAAGCCAAGCGATGTAGAACTTCAGGCTATCAAAGAGATGTTTGAAGCAAGTGTAGACGGACAGCCGTATGATGTAGAACGTTGGGGACAATACTATCGTCCGTATGGTATCAGTGTTCCTGATACCCCAGCAGCACCAGTAGCAGTTGCGGCACCAGTAGCTGAAGCGGCTCCGGTTACTCCAGTAGCTGAAGCGGCTCCAGTAGCGGCTCCTGCTCCAGTAGCGGCACCAGTGGCTGAACCTGCTCCAGCAGTTGAAGCACCAGCAGAAGGTGGCAAGAGTGCAGAAGACATTCTTAACATGATCCGCAGCCGTCAAAAGGCCTAATACATCTGGGGGGAGAGGATAAAACTTCTCCCCCTACTACCTTTACTTTATAATGGAGAAATAAAATGAAACTTAGTGATAAACTATCAAAAGTCAGTGATTCATTGACACTTAATATGTACGACAATGGCTTCATGGTTGAAGTTAGCGGTAAAGATCTTAATGACGATTGGTCTACTGCAAAAATTATGGCATCTTCTAAAGAAGAGGTTGCAGCAATTATTGACGAAGCAGTATCCATGGAACGCGACGATTAATTAAAGGAAACAACAATGGCTAAAGCATTTGACGTAAGTAAGTTCCGCAAGGATATTACAAAGAGTATTGACGGACTTAGTATTGGATTTCATGATCCTACTGATTGGATTAGCACTGGCAGTTACGCACTTAACTATCTTATTAGTGGTGACTTTCACAAAGGTGTTCCCATGGGTAAAGTTACAGTATTTGCTGGAGAGTCAGGCGCCGGCAAGAGTTACTTTGCAAGTGGAAACATTGTAAAAAATGCACAAGAACAAGGAATCTTTGTAGTATTAATTGACTCAGAGAATGCACTTGACGAAAGTTGGTTGCAGGCACTGGGTGTTGATACTGATGAGAGCAAACTACTTAAATTAAGCATGAGCATGATTGATGATGTTGCTAAAACAATCTCAACGTTTATGAAAGACTACAAGGCAATGGACGAAGAAGAACGTCCCAAGGTTTTGTTTATCATTGATAGTTTAGGAATGATGATGACTCCCACAGATGTTAATCAGTTTGAATCTGGTGACATGAAAGGTGACATGGGTCGTAAGCCTAAAGCACTAGCAAGTCTTGTTCGTAACACAGTTAATATGATTGGTAGTTACAATGTAGGTATGATTGCAACTAACCATACATACGCGAGTCAAGACATGTTTGATCCAGACGATAAGATCTCAGGTGGGCAAGGCTTTATCTACGCTAGTAGTATTGTTGTTGCCATGCGTAAACTTAAACTAAAAGAAGATGCAGACGGCAATAAGACAAGTACTGTTAATGGTATCAGAGCAGCCTGTAAAGTGATGAAAACACGTTATTCCAAGCCTTTTGAGAGCGTTCAGGTTAAGATTCCGTATGAAACTGGCATGGATCCGTACAGTGGGTTACTTGATATGTTCGAAGCGCAGGGATTGCTTACAAAGCAAGGAAACCGTCTCAAGTATACAACATTAGCTGGAGAAGAAATGCTTGAGTTCCGCAAGGGCTGGACTGGCGATAAACTAGAAACTATTATGGCTGACACAATCGCTAGAGACAATGCGCTTCCAGAGGTAAATATGCCAGAAGAGGGATCAGATGAAGAACAACCTGAAGATCTTGTGGAGGTATAATATACATGGATAGTGAAGTTTTAATTGATACATGGGCTGTACTCAATGAGTACATCAAAGAAAAACAAAGTGCTGCTGATCATTGGATTGGATTGTTAATTGACGAGGGAGTTCAGGACGAGGTTATTCTTGATCTTGCTGCTGTTGACAAATACTTGGCTAAAGCCGTAGAGTATAACGGCATTGAATTGGATGAAGATGACGAAGACGAGTACGAGTAAAAATGATTAATTGGTATTCTAGAGTTACTCAGGATTTAGGACACATTCCTAATTTTATCGCTCATTATGAATCAGAACTGGAAATTGCAAAAAAAGAAGTAGGAATACACGGATTAGTTGAAAAGTCTATTAAAGAACTCCCTGCTATTACTGAAGTACGTTTTAGCCAACTACAGGAAGTAGAGGGAGTTCTTAACTTTCTTAATATTCAACTTCGTAAAATTAGACGAAAACACTTTGTTAAATACCTGGAAAACTATCCCAGGGCACTAACTAGTCGTGATGCTGAAAAGTATGTAGACGGCGAGGACGAAGTGGTTGATTTTGAGTGCATTATCAATGAAGTTGCTTTACTAAGAAACAAGTGGCTAGGTGTTATGAAGGGCACCGAGTCCAAGAACTTCATGCTGGGTCATATTGTGAGGTTACGCACTGCTGGCATGGAAGATGTTCAGGTATGACTCCTACAAAACTTAAATCTTTGGAAAACCATATCAACACTGTTGCCCTCGAATTTAATAATGAACAGATGACTATACTTAAATCTTTAAAACTTCAGAACGGTGTAAAAAGTGTAGATGGATGGCGCAGGTATAGAGATATTCAAAAATGTTTTTTAGATTCAAAACAACATTTAAATATTGTACATCAATCTTTAGAACAAGCCGCAAATAAACCTAATAAAAAGAACATTGATGCTGTTGAAGACGCTCTGGAATTTTTCGATAAAAGATGGCAGGAAGCCAGACATCTATCAATGATAGGAATTTTAAGTCAATGATTTTTACAAGTGAACAAGAATCACACAATTATAGTTTACAGACTCTCAAAAATCTTAGCGGGCATTATGAGTTTAAAACTAGTATTAAAAATGTAATTGATATCGGATGTGGTCGAGAACATTTTGATCTTAAATTCTGGGCTAGTTTAACCAATGATGAAGACGACGGCAGCCCAGGTGCACCGCTTAATATTTCCTGCACTGGCCTAGATAAACTAGATATTAAAGAAAATCCTAATTACAAAAACATCAAGTTAATCCAACGAGATTTTAACAAAGTTCCAGACTTTGGTTTAGATGAAAAATTTGATGTAGTTTGGTGTTCAGATGCATTGCAGTATAGCCACAGTCCTTTAAACTTTCTTAAAAATTTAAACGGAATCATGCAAGACAATGGAATGCTATATCTGCGTGTTCCCAGCACAATTAGTGTTATCTATAACAAGTTTCAAAATTACACAAAGTCAGGGTATTACTCAACCTTTACACTAACACAACTGATCTATCTTCTAGCACTCAATGGTTTTGACTGCAATGATGTATTCTTTAAGAAGACTGCTTACGAGGATATTATTGAAGTAGTTACCTATAAGATATCCGAGCCCTATGACTCAAACTTAAACTGGGGGCAGTTAGCTGAACATAATATGCTAACAGATAATATGAATGAAATTATTAATCATAAAGGGTATTTAACTGATCAAGGGTTGATAACTAAATGGATTGACGGCTCGGTATTTGACTACAGGTGGCATACTTAGAGTTTTTGTCTAAGTCTTAACCACTGCTCGCCAATCTCATCAGCAAACCATTCTATATTACACATATCCACTAACCAATCTTCTCTGTCTGGGTACCGCAAGTCGCTAAACGTACTAGACACTCCGTGTGCTAAACTATGCTCGCTTACTACACTGGGAATACCTTGTATTACGCTATTAATTCCGGCATTACTGGAATAGCTAACCGTAAAGTGTGTTTCTTTAAGTTGGTTTTCAAGATCAAAACTATCGTAGGTCTGTTGCACTTGTTTAGCAATATTCCATTCACAATTTTGTTGCTTAAACCATTCTGCGTCTTTTACTGGAAAATGTAAATTTTCTCTAAAACGCGGATGACTTCTAAGCACAATGGGCTTGTCTGAATACTCACGAACTTGAGTTACTGTTTCTCTAAAGTAGGTTTCCATGTCAGGCATATCTGCCCACTGTTGGCTGTGAGCGTGTTGCCCGCAGATCAAGATGTACGGTTTATCGTCTGTTACCCAGGGTTGAATCTCAACTCCAAGTTTTTTGACCCTGTCAGGATTTACACCCACGTCTAGCGCAAAGTCAGCATCGCGATTAATACCATTAATACCTAGTTTCCAGGTTTCATTGCGTATTAATCCACCAACTTCTATTACTATGACTGGCTTACCTTGTGAACGATAGTGATCCCAGATTTGTTTATTCTTACCCATCTGTCCAAACCATAGCACACTCCATATAAGTGCAGCGTCGGCATTCATATCATTGTCAACAAGTGTGTCTGTATTACTAATTGCCTTAGTAAGTTGCGGGTAAACTAATTTGGAGTTGTTGGGTAAGTTATTTGGGAAGTGGCTTATTATCATCAATGCACCTGTCTTTCATACTTATATATGCAGGTTTATCTTTACTATAAAAATTTATACCTATTTGTATATCTGGCCTTTGTCTTTGATGTATTTTGGTTTACAATGGGCTGTATGAAGGACTCTTGTCTTTCCATATTGTTGAACTACTCGTTTGGCAATGTACAAGCATCTGTCAATATCGTAAAAGTACATGGGCTCGCCACGCAGTTCTGCACCGTTAAGAAAAATGACGAGAAGAAATGCGTGTACCATAATCAAATTTTTCCTGAGGAGGCTGAAGTTTGTTAATTTCTTGTTGTATGTTACGTTTGATGCTTAGAGTTTTTATTTCTAAAGGAGTAGGGTCATGACTAGGAACATCTAAAGAATTTTCATAAGCAAATACTGCATAGATTAGCAGGAAGATCAGTGCTAGGAATCCTAGTGTAAATATCATATTTCCAATAATTATACCCAATGCCTCTGCCTTCTTATGCAATATTATGAATTATTAAACTGGTGGCATTAGCTGAACGCCAGACAAATATAAGAAAAAACACTAGTAAACTAATAAAAACAACAACACCAATCCAAACAACTAATCGTTCAATTGCTTGATCTCGTTCACGTTTAATTCTTGCTTTTTCTTGTTTTTCTCTTACACGTATCTCTGCTTGTAACTTAACAATCTGTCCCCAACTATTTGGGCCATAGTTCATATTAACGAATGTGCGTAGCTCATGCTCCATGCGCTCTGCTTCTTTTTTAGCAGACCATTCTTCTATAGCTGCTTCTTCAACAGAGCCATACATTTTCTTCGTTGGTGGTGATTCTTTAACTGTTTTAATGGCACCCATCCATCTGGATAAATCTCCGGCCATACCTTCGATCTCTCGCCCATGCGCAAACCCTTGTTTAATTGCATTAAACGCTGCGGTAGCAACCGCAATTGCACTCATTGGGTCCATAAAATATTCCTGCTCTCCCCTATATTTACATCGTGTCACGCTGTAAATTAAACACTTACTTTAAATTCTTAATTCTCAAACTAGTCTAAACCAATAGATAAATACCTGTGTATAATATACGCATATAATATATTAAGGACAAGACACATGAAATTTGAAGTTTGCACAACCTGGCATAAGATGGGGTATAAGAAATACGGCGACCACTTTATCCAGGGAATTTGCCAGAACTGGCCTACTGAAGTAAATGTCTCTATATATGCAGAAGAGCACGAACCCAATACTTATAATGCAGATAATATCCGAGTATTAGATCAACATACTACATTGCCAGATTTAAAAGCCTGGCAAGAACGACATAAAGACAATGACTCAGCACATGGCTGGAATAAAGATCATTCAAAGAAAAGTTTCCTCTGGGATGCTAGCCGATTTGCCAATAAAGTATATGCAATCTGGCACCTCGTAGATAACACTGATGCAGATGTAGTAATATGGTGTGATGGAGATGTGAGAACACATTCTCAGATTACTCTGGAGTTTTTAGAAAATATGGCACCGGCGGCAGATGAACTAGTAACATACCTGGGCCGCAAAACCTGGCCGGAATGCGGTTGGATGATGTTTAATACACGGCATCCAGACTTTGAAAAGTTTATGTCAGAGTGGCGTTGGATTTACGAAAGCGATGATATCTTTAACCATGACGAATATCATGATAGTTTTATCTTTGGTGAACTAGTAATTAAGTTTAAAGCAAACGGAACTAAAGTTAAAGACATCGGTGGACCAGATGCGTCGGGTCATGTCTTTATCAACAGTCCACTGGGGGCTGTTATGGATCACCTCAAAGGGTTCCGCAAAGAACTTGGTAGAAGTAACAAGGGCGATCTTCAAGGGAACTTTGCTCACACAGCAGAATGGTGGAATGATATGCGCCAAGTTAGTAAAGAGCAGATGAGGCAAGAAAAACTAAAAAACCCACATGAGTATGACGCTGACCAACAACAAAAAAGTTCAGGAATTAAAAAATGAACAAATTAAGTGTAATACAAAATGTAAAAGAGGTGCGCACTGATCCTTTTCCTTATGTCTGTGTAGAAGGCGCATTGCCAGATAACCTCTACCAGGAACTTCAGGATACATTTCCAGAAGAGTTGATATGCAGTACAGCACCGCATGATGGTGGTATATGCTATCGCTACAAGGCAAAAGAGTGCGCACAAGAAGCGCCTCCTGCTATATGGCAAGATTTCTTTGCATATCACACCAGTCCGGAGTATTTTCAGGAATGTGCTAAGTTATTTGAGCCGCATATTGTAGAAGCATATGGGGACGACTTTATGCACAATTTACTAACAAATAATGTTAGTGTGCGTGATGTAGACAACAGTGGTCATTATGTAGCAGACTGCCAGTTTGTTGTTCATGAACCTGTTGATCAAACAGGAACTAGTCGTACCCCGCATATTGATAACCCTGTTGAAATTTATGCTGGATTACTGTATATGCGCAAGCCTGGTGATATATCTGACGGCGGCAATTTTACAGTACATCGTGTAACTGGTGAGATTACAGAAGTAAACAAGAGTTTGGGCAGACAGGTAGATGACGGTTTACACGAGCCTGTGTTTGAAGTGCCTTATCGTGCAAATAATTTTTGTATGTTCCTTAATGTAAAGAACAGCGTACACAGTGTAACTCCCCGTATTATGCCAACAGAACGTAGACACAGCATTAACATTATTGGCGAGTTTAACGGCACAGGTAAAATGTGGAAAGTACGTGAGATTAAAAATAAGTGAAGTATAGTAACGGAAAAACTAGCGGAGTCCTTATAGGCGATGAAGAAGTCATTAAGGTGTTTAATCTAAGAAACAAAAGTATTAAACCTACTAGAGGAAGTTATGAACTTTGTTGGTTGCGTGAAAAAACTTGTTTAGAAAGACTCAAAGGCAAACTGCATTTTCCACAGTTAATAGATAGTGATCAAGCGAGTTTGAGTTTGCAAATGACAAATTGCGGTGAAAGTTTATTTCACACTTGGCAAGAACATAATCTCGTGTTATACTTAGATCAAGTAGATGCTATAGTAGATTCATTAACTAAAGCTAACATACAATATTTTTATGTAGGCATGGATCCTGCACAAGCCAAAAGAAACGATAAAAAGATATTTCCACTAAGTAACTTTTGTATACAAGACGGAGAACTTATTTTAATCGACTTTGAAATGGCTAATCCAGTAGGTAGCGAAGCAGAAACACAGATAAGTGACAGGCTAAAATATTTGTATGCTAACTATAATGCAGATCAATTTAAAGAATTGCTAAGATATGTTTTAACAAATCCGCGCCCGTCATATGAAGAAGAACTAGGCGCAAAAACACCAGATAAAAACAAAGTAGAACAACTCGTTAAACAGAATCCCAGAGAGGTATGGAAGAACATGACCCAATTTACAAAACCCAGCGATAAGATCGTTAATGAATGGAAGAAATATCAAAAACGCTATGGCATGGACGCTGCTATTGATAGAGTAGCCCGTATGAATCTTTCTACAGTGTGCACTAAAGACAAAAACGTTGTTGATATCGGATGCAATGATGGATATATTACAATGTTAGTAGCACCAATGGTAAACAGCGCAACTGGAGTTGAGCCTCATGTAGAACTACCTACAGATAAGCCAGATAATGTAAAATGGGCTAAAGTAGACTTTAACAAGTTTTTAGCTAGAAAGACATCTGCAAATAAATTTGATGTTGTACTAAGCCTGGCAGTTAGTATTCAGTTACGAGACTTTGGTGGACTTACTGAACAAGAAATTGTGGACGGGTATGCTAGTTTATTAACACCAGGCGGCATTGTGGTGCATGAAACACAGAAACTTCAAGATCGTCCAAACAATCAAGAACATACAAAATGGATGCTGGAAGCCTTTGCAACTAAATTTGAGATAATTGATCATGGACAAGCAAGACCAGGTGGTCGTAGAGAATATTATCATTTCCAAAAGGTGTAAAAATGGCATTTAACAACATTATGCAGTTAGCAACTGCACAACTCATAAATCAATCTGCGTTTACTCCTGGGGCAACAGTAGTAGAATGGGGTAATCAACGCTTTCGTTACACTGAGAATTGGTTAGACCAGTGTGCAAATGTAAGCGGTAAAACTCTGCGCAAGCCTACGCAATATGTGTGGGAATACTTTGAAGATCTAGGCTTTAGTAACTACCTTGCTATTGACATTAATACAGAACTACGTAGCATTGCAATGGATCTTAACTTCATCCTCAAAGACAAGTACAACTATACAACCGAGTTTGACTATGTAACAAACAACGGCACAGGTGAACACATCTTTGATCAACGTACAGTGTTTGAAAACATGCATAACTTATGTAAGGTTGGTGGCACAATGATTAATGTACTTCCTTTTGCTCCATGGTTCAATCACTGCTTCTATAGTTATCATCCACAACTATTTCGTGACATTGCGGCAGCAAATGGGTACGAATGGAAGTTTATGTGGTTAGCGCAAAACACAGGCAAATATATAGATTGTCCGACAGATTTGGATAGTTGGGTACATTATGAGCAAAAGAAACCACGTGCGCCCCTAAGTGAATTAGAACGTGCATATGACGAACTGCATAACAGGGACGGAAAAGCACACAATATTAGTATTGTTGCAGCGTACACCAAAACAAAGGATGCGCCGTTTCAAATACCAATGCAGGGTCGTTACGTTAATGACGTTGTGGATGAGTTGAAAACAGAATACAGTGCAGACAATGTTGATGCAAGACAGAAAAATCACACAAGTGCAACCTACTGATGTTTGTAACTACCAATAACAAAATAGGATTTATACACATACCAAAATGTGGCGGTACCAGTATCTATCATGCATTCAGAGGCGGACTAAGAGGACCTAATAAACGCAATAGACTGGACCCTTGGAGTCCTTGGCCTATTCATCAAGCTCATACTACATATAAAGAATTCAAGCAAAGTAATGCGTATCCAGGTCCCGAAACTTGGTTTACAATTGTGCGTCATCCTTGTCAACGATTTCACAGTTGGTATCACTATCAAATAGCCTGGGATAAAAAGAGATTAACTGGCGAACTGCCACTCAAAGGATTAGATACAGAAACTTTTGAACGCAGGATCAAAACACTAGAAGAACTTGGACTAAAAGGCACACTACAAAATCTAGACCAAATAAAAAACGACACAGGTATCAAACTTGCAAGACATATAGAATATCCTATGTATCATTGGATTGCAAACTGTAAAAATATTAAAGTTTTTAAACTGGAAAAGATAAATGCGCTCTATGATTGGTTTGATGAAATAGGATGTACAGTAGAATTTACACACAGTAAAAAGACTCCTCGTGTAACTACTTGGCAGGATGAGTTTGATGATGAAATGTTGGAACTAATACAAGAACGCTATGCAAAGGATTTT